GGCCAGTTTGCTGTGCCGCTGACATCAGTTTCGTGGATGAAGGTTGAGGGCGCTGTGCTCAAGCCTAAGCGCGGGCGACCAAAGAAGGCGGTCAGTGAAGCAGTATGATGCCGATAGCATACTCCAAGAGTATGTTCGCCGGTTTGGCGACACCACTAGCCTCGAAGATACGCGGGAGCTAGGGCATCGTACTTTCAAGTGGCGTAATGATTTGTTTGACTACCAGCTCGGCTTCATTGACGACGAGTCACAGATCAAGACGGCGCTGTGCAGCCGCCGAAGCGGGAAGACTTATGCTTCGTGTTATTATTTGCTTGAGGAAGCCAGTCGGCATCCCGACATCATCTGCGCTTATATTGCATTGACCAGACGGTCAGCAAAACGACTGATGTGGACGGAGCTGAAGAGGGCAGACCGCAAGTACATGCTGAACATCAAGTTCAACAATGCTGAACTGGTGGCGGAGCTTAAGAATGGCTCTCAAATTATTCTGGCAGGGGCAGATGACGAAGCCGAGGTCGACAAGCTCCGAGGGTCGGCGTACCGGCTGGTTATCATCGATGAAGCGGCGTCGTTCGGGCCGCACTTGTCGGTGCTCATTGAAGAGGTTTTGGAGCCGGCGCTCGTTGACCACAACGGAACGCTCGCGATGATTGGGACTCCGGCGGCCCACTGCTCGGGTATTTTCTACGAGGCCACAACTGGAATTAGGCCTGAATACTCGACCCATAGTTGGACCATCATGGAGAACCCGCACATTCCCCATGCCGAGGAATGGCTGGCCAAGAGGCGCAAGCAGAAGAGGTGGGCGGACGACAACCCCATCTACCTGCGCGAGTGGCGGGGCAAGTGGGTGCGCTCGGACGACTCGCTGATTTATAAATATGGCGAAGAGAACTTAGTCGAGTCTATGCCGACCGATGAGTTTGACTTTGAGTACTGCCTGGGGATTGACCTTGGTTACGAGGATGCGACTGCCCTAGTGGTGGGGGCGTTCTGTCGGAACCTGCCTGACTTCTATATTGTCGACTCGTTTAAGAAGAGCCACATGCTGCCGGTGGATATTGCGGCGAAGGTGCGCGAGATGGATGCCACGTATAACTTTACGACAATGGTGGCCGATACCGGTGGTTTGGGTAAGTCGATTGTTGAGGAGTTTCGGAAGCGTTACTCGCTGCCCCTGAAGGCCGCTGAAAAGCGCAACAAGGGCAGCTACATCGAACTATTGAACGATGATTTAGCAACCGGCAAAGTCAGGGTGCTCGACCAGAGCATACTCGCCGAATGGGATGTTTTACAGTGGGACGAAGACCGGCGCAAGGAAGATGCCCGGTTTGATAACCACCTCTCGGATGCCTGCCTGTATGCGTGGCGCGAGAGTCGGCACTACACATTCCAAGAAGACGAAAACTATATTCCTGAAGGCTTCAACGAAGAAGAATTCAAAATTATGCAGCGATTAGAGGACAAGCTCTACGCGCCGGAGAAGTCGTGGTGGGATTCAGAATGGACGTTGAATTGATAATAGCCCTGGCGCAAGAGCATGGCCTCAAGCGTCTGAGGGTTGGTGATATAGAAGTGGAACTCTGGGAAAAGCCGCGCCAACGCTATAGTCAGGCTGTGCCTGTGGAGGCTTTGGTGGATGAGAGCATCTCAGATGATGAAGAGGACCTTTTTTATTCAGTGGAGTGAGTAAATGAAGCCGAACAATTACTGGTGGAACGATGGCGTTAACAAGCATGAGCTGGTCTTTGATACTGTTGAGCAGATAACAGAGAACCAGACCCATCGACCTAAAGACAACTTTAACCATGCTCGCCTATACGGCAACGCGCATTTCTCTGACCTGCGCGGTGTTATGTCGGCGCCAAAGAACTCTAAGAACCGGGTAACGCTCAACATCATTCAGTCGATGTGCGACACGGTGACAGCGCGGGTGGCCAAGGCCAAGCCCATGGCGACCTACCTGACGACAGGTGGCAGTTGGGCCATGCAGCAGAAGGCTAAGCTTCTGACCAGGTTTACCGAGGGCCAGTTCTACCAAGCCGACGTGTACAAGATTGCACCCAAGGTCTTTTTGGATGCCTGCGTCTTCGGGACGGGCGTTATGAAGGTCTACGAGGAAGACTCTCGAATCAAGGTGGAGCGCGTCTTTCCTGATGAGATTGTTGTCGACGATCTAGAGGCTCGATATGCAGAGCCGCGCCAGATGTTTCAGCAGAAGCTTGTGCCCAAGGATGTCCTGGTGGCGCTTTTCCCTGAAGCCAAGAAGTTCATTGAAGAGGCATCGTCGCATGAAGACCGTGATACTGAGCATTATTATGCGAGTGAGCAGGTTCTTTGCATCGAGGCGTGGCACCTCCCGTCGTCCAAGGGCTCGAAAGATGGACGACATGTGATCACCATCGACAATCACACCCTTCTGGATGAAGAGTGGGAGCGAGATACCTTCCCCTTCTGCTTTATCCGTTGGACCGAGCGGTTACTTGGCTTTTGGGGGCAGGGATTGGCTGAACAACTCACTGGAATTCAGGTGGAGATAAATAAGCTCCTGCGGAACATCCAAGAGCAGATGCACCTCGCCACACCGAAGGTTTTTGTCGAAGCAGGCTCTAAAATCTCCAAAGCACACATAAATAATGAGATTTGGGGAATAATCGAGTATGCGGGCACGCCACCGACTTTTTACGTCCCAAAAACGGTTTCTGGGGAGATATTTAGTCATTTGGACCGCCTATTTAGCCGTGCATACGAAATTGCGGGCGTAAGTGTGCTCGCAGCGCAATCTAAGAAGCCTGCAGGCCTTGAATCGGGCGTTGCGCTTCGTGAATTCCAAGATATTGAGACTGAGCGCTTCATTATGGTCGCTAAAGACTATGAAAACCTCTTTTTGGATGCTGCGGAGCAGATGATTGACCTTGCACGGGTCATTGCGGAGCGTGGAGATGCCTATGACGTGCTGAGTCATGGCGATGAAAGCATTGAGAAGATTAACTGGAAAGAAATTGACCTAGAGAAGACGGAATACGTGATGAAGGTGTACCCAACATCACTACTACCAACTACACCGGCTGCGAAGCTCCAGAAGGTCATCGAGATGCTTCAAGCAGGCATGCTTAACCAGCAAGAGGCCCGTGCGCTGCTGGATTACCCTGACCTGGAAGCCGTTAACCAGTTGGCAACCGCATCTCAGGAACTCTTCAATAAAATCATTGATGAGGCCATTAGCAAGGGTCGGTACAACCCGCCGGAGCCATTTATGAACCTGGCGATGGGTGTGCAGATGGTTCAGTCGGCTTACCTGAAGGCCAAGATAGACGATGTGCCGGAGAAGCGCCTAGACCTTTTACGGCGGTTTCTCCAAGACGCGGTGGCCATGCTCGCTTCCATGCAGCAGCAAGCAATGGCCCCGTTGCCAGGACAACCCATGGAGCAGGATGTGGCGCAGCAGGGTGCTCGCCCGACCTCCATGGCAGAACAAGAAATGGCCCAGGAGCAGATAGCAGCTCCAATGCCGACATAGGAGATTTGAATGGAAGAGCAGCAAGAAGCACCACCGGCTGAAGTCGTTGAAGAGGCCGCTGAAGAGGCGGTGGCGGAAGCCACCGAGGAGCAACCGGCGGTCGAAGAGAAGCCCGACTTCTCCCGACAGTTTAGCGCCATTGCGCGACGTGAGCGCGAGCTTCGTCAGCGTGAATCTCGCATGAAAGAGATGGAAGCGCGGTTCAACGAAGTCGACGGGTACAAGAATGAGTACTCCGGCATTCAGGAGCTGGCGAGCAAGAATCCTTATGAGGCGATGAAAAAGTTAGGCATCGATTATGATGCCTTGACGCAGCAAGTCATTAATGAGGGCGAGCCTACGGCAGACCAGCAATTACGTCTTGAGAATGAGACCTTGCGGGCTCGGCTCGATAAGCTCGAAGGCGCTTACAACGAAGAGCACAAGCAGCGCGAGCAAGTCCAGGCGCAAGCCGCTCGGAACAAATTAATTGACAACGTTAAGCAATTCGTTGACGATGGAGGTGACTACGAATTCGTGCAGTCGAACGATGCGTATGGTCTCGTGGCGGAAGTGATGCAACAGCACTACATCCGCACAAAAGAGATCATGGAGTATTCTGAGGCTGCAAAAATGGTCGAAGGCCATTTTGAATCCGAAGCACAGCGATATCTAGGCAGTAAAAAGCTGCAAGACCAGTGGCAGGCCGCTAGCCAAAAAGAGCCTGAACAAAAAGCGACTTCAGAAGCCGAACCAGCGAAATCCTTACGGCCAAAAACACTTAGCAATGAAAACACTGCTAAGAAAACAGAACCGTCTAGCGGCGCACTAGAGAGTAAAGAAAAGTCTCTAGAGCGGGTCGCTCAATTAATTCGCTGGGAGTAATCCCGCACACATTCTGGAGTTAAAAAATGGCTAATCCACTCGACGTAGGAACCGTCACCCAGGCGCTAAAGGAGCATTACAAGCCCCTTCGCGTCCAGAACATGGTTTACAAGGACAATCCGCTTCTCGCTATGATGCCGAAATATACCAAGTTCGGTGGCGAAAATATGCCGATTCCTCTGCTTTACGCTAACCCGCAACGACGTAGTGCGACGTTTGCGACGGGTCAGGCAAATGAGTCAAACTCTGCGCTTAAGCAATTTGTTTTGACGCGGGTAAAAGATTATTCCTTCGCTTCAATTACTGGAGAATCCATCAAGGCAACTGAGCGAGACAGCGATGCTTTCTTGCGCTATGCCACAATGGAGATTGATGGTGCTCTTCACTCATTGACTCGCTCTATTGCGGTCTCAATGTACCGTGACGGCTCCGGCTCTATCGGGACGTTAAGCGTTGACCCTGGCACGGGCACCACCTACACGCTGACCAATAGCGAAAACATCACCAACTTTGAAGTTGGGATGGAGGTTGTCTTTGCGGATAACACTGGCGCCGCTCTTCGGGCGGGAAGCCATCGGACTATTACGGCAATTGACCGCGACGCGGGAACGTTTACGGCGGCTGCCGCCGACAGTTCGCTGG